TCTCACACACATGCACATGCACCTCTGTTTGGGTCGCACGTATGGGTACGTCTGTGGGTGTGCTGATCGGTTACTGATTATCCTCTTCTAGAAGTGCCAATATCCTTTCCTCTATCTCTTCCTCTATCTGATCTGTGGTTCTTGCTTCCTTTGTCTCTACCACATCTGAGAATAAGGCTACTGTCTTGCCTAACAAATGTAGTGCTTGCACTCTGCTAGAGTCTGAGTCGGCTTCTTGGCTCTCTTTGTATAGTCGTTCCAAAACATAGTTCTTTATACGTAGGTTAGATGCAACTGCAGAAGCTTCTTTCCTCTCTATAGCCTTCTGTATGCTAAGTGCAATCTTAGGGTTAGCAACAAGCTTGCTAGCTTCTACCTCTACCCATTTAGGTATCTTCCCTTCCTTGGTTAAAGCTACGTCATAAACCTTTGCATAGGCTTCTTTGTAACTACCTAACTTGCCCTTAATAATTTCATCGACAAAGGCTCGTTGTTTTATGGTGAGTTGTTCTTTCTTTTTAACTATCTCTAGCTTTGGTTTGTCTTGGTCTTTCATAGGAAGAATATTAACTCGTCACAGGTTCTATTGGAACGCTCGCAAGATGCTCTCACTTATGCAGATAAGTAAAGTGTTGCAAATGAGGATAAGAAGAGTAGAATAGATTTCATGGTACGCAGTCGTGATGACTCCACCTCCTAGTGAAAGATAAAGCTAGGGTTCTGTAACGCGGGCTAGAACAGAAAACAACGGGCGTAGGTGACCGACAATAAGTGACAGTTATTGAAAGTCTTTGAGGGATGAACTCCCCTCCCTGTGAAAGTAGCGATGGGTTACTTGAGGGATGCTTAGTTAGGCGAACTATAAAGTCGGCTGAGTACATGAGGATGATCGCAGTAAGCTATGGCTGAATGATCTGAGTCTAGGGTTAAGTAAAAACTACTGACAGTTCCTCCAAACTGTCGCAAGGTGTGTTCCTTGCCTGATGAAGCGAAAGCAGAAACAGTTAACCAATTAATTCTTTAGGAGGAATTATGGAAACTTTATGGTACGACAAAGACTTATGTGACGAATTAACTATTCACATACAAGAGATAGCTAAACTACATTGTGGCTATGATGCTGAAGACATTGAGTCTGATGGTCTATGCCTTGGTGAGTGTACTTGGAAAGAAGGAGAATTTTCTGTGAAGACTGACTGCGGTTGGATGCTAAATATTTATGAGAATGAGAAAGCAGTTAAGTTAAGGCACTTAATTGATGGACTTTTATTTCCTTATGGCTACGCAGTTGGCGACCCCTATTCTGATAGGGAACTTCATGTGTATAAATTTTAACCAATGTGGGGGATGCCTAATAAGTGTCCCCCTCTGCTAGCATAGTGTGTGCTATGCCTGATGATTGCGAAAGCATGAAAGCAGATTAATTAACTATAGGAGAAAATATGTCTACTAGAAGCAACATAGCGATTGAAAATCAAGATGGGAGTATCACCTCCCTTTATTGTCATTTTGATGGATATCTTCAGCACGTTGGAAAAATACTTGCTGATAATTATTCTGACCCAAAGAAAGTTGAAAAGCTTTTTGATGGGAATGGGTTTAGGTCTTTGACCAAAAATCCTGATGACTTAGAAAGGTATGAGGGAAATGAAGATAGGTACGAGCATAGAACAGAATATTCTTTTGTTGATGCGAGCGACTCTTTGTTTATTGAGTACCTTTATCTTTATAAAGATGGTCGTTGGTATGTGTCAGAGTCTAAAAGATTAGATACAGAAGATGGTTATAGAGAGTATGTTTTTTATTACTCTAAATTTGAGCCTTTGCATAAAGCTTTATTTAAGCTTGAAGAGGTTGCGTAATTAATAAAGTGGGGGCGGTCTAATAAACTGCCCCTATCTGTCAACAGGTGTGTGCCTGTTCTGATGATGCCTGTTAGGGCGAAACAGATAACTAATTAATTCGTGGAGGAATTATGATACTAGTAAAATTTGGAATCCTTGTGGACTCGGGAGAGCATTATAATGAATATTCATACTTTGAAAGTTTCAAAGGAGTTGACTATTTAGATTCTTATAATGATGAAACTCTTTTAGAGGAATGTTATGGAGAGCCTGACTGCGGTTTCGAAGAAGCCATGCAGTCTGCTGGTGCGTATGAATATTATGAGGATAGACTTATTAGTGTAACTTACGTCAGAGAAATAAATGACGATGAACTCAATACACTTAGAAAATTTAACTTCGTTATTTAAATAAAGTAGGGGATGCCTAATAAGTATCCCCTATCTGTATCAAGGTGTGTGCCTTGGCTGATGATTCCAAAAGGATGAAACAGATTATTAACTGATGATTCATTTAGGAGGTAAATATGAAGCCATCAATAGCGAGAGCGATTGCTCTCAAAACTTTGGAAGGGGGGATAACTCCTTTCCTATTGGGTGGAACAGGTGTCGGCAAGTCGGCGGTTGTTCTTGATATAGCTAAAGAACTTGCGAAAGATAGGGAACTGTCTATTGATAATCTTGAGCCTAACTCTAAGCAGTATGGGTTTATTGATTTTAGATTGTCTCTGCTTGAGTCGGTTGATCTAGGCGGTCTGCCTTATCTTGATAAGAACAATAATCAAAGACGAGCCTTCCTTGGTAACTTACCAAAGAAAGGTGAAGGTCTTTTGTTCTTAGATGAATTTGCACAGGCTCATCCTAGTGTACAGACTTTAGCGGGGCAGTTAATCAAGGAAAAAAGACTTGGTGAATATGTCTTGCCTGAAGGATGGAAGGTTGTTTGTGCGGGTAATAGATCAAGCGATAGAGCATCCTCTAACAAGATTCCCTCTCATGTAGTGGGTAGGGTCTCATTGATAGAGTTTGAACATGACTTTAGCGATTGGTCTAAGTGGGCAAATGCGAATGGTGTTCATTCACAGGTCTTGGGTTATCTTTCCTTTCAGCCACAAGCATTGAATGAGTTTGATTCTAAGGTGTTAGGCTCTCAGCCTTCCCCTAGGACTTGGACTAATTTAAGTGACGTGCTGAAGACTAATCCTGATGAGTCGATTATACAGGAACTAGTCAAAAGCTTTGTGGGTGAAGTGCAAGCAATAGAGTTTAAGAACTTCCTATTGCTTATGAATGATATCCCTAACTTGACTGAGATAGTCGAGGGTAGATGTGAGTCTGTTCTTGAGGATGTCGGACTTTGTTTTGCTACTGCGATTGCTCTAGTAGATGTGATCAAAAGTGCGGACAATAAAAAAGTATTCACTTACTTTGAAAACTCTATTGAGTTTTTCAAGAAGTGTTTCCCCTCCCCTGAGTTTTCTATCTTCTTTGTAAGACAATGTATCGAGCATAGAAAGGAACTCGTGGAGACAGATACTTATTCTGCTTTCAAGTTAGCGAATAAGGATTTGGAATACTAAACTCTCTGAGGAGTCTGTGAGATTCAGACGAAACATTAAACAAGGTATCGGTGACGATCTTACCCTGTGACAAGGGTGTCAGAGTTTCATTAACAGCCCTGTGGGAATTAATGAAATATTATTATTAACTAGTCTATATTTCGATTAAGGAGGTTTATATGACTAATGACAGCAATAATACTCTGTCTCAAAATGCTACTTTGATTCGTTTAACAACGAAATTTTGGAGTGGCATTAAAACAGACAGAAGACTGAGAGAGGGATTGGCGGAAGATGTAAACGCTATCTCGGACTCTCTACACGTTTCTAAGCACTTGGTTGGTAGGGATGCCAATAAGTGGTTTAGGAGGATTATTAATCAAGTGCGAAACAACACTTACTACCCTTTGACATTGCCTTGGGATGACAATACTTCTGATGGTGATGGCAAAGTTGTTAGTGGGTGGAGACTCGTACCTAATACGCAATACGATAGAGTGTATGGTGCTTTGGAAAAAGCTAAGAAAGAGTTTTTCAAAGAAGTTGATTCTTTCTTAGAAGAGTATCCTAGGTTGGTTGAGGAAGCTGAGACTAACTTAGGTGATGCCTTCAATGTAAATGACTATCCTTCGGTTGAAGAAATTAGGTCTAAGTTTAAATTCGATATCGAACCACAACTTATCCCTTCTTCAAACACGAGTGACATAAGGTTGAATATCTCAGCCAATGTTCAAAGAAAGATAGAAGAAGCTACTGAGAAAAGAATCAGAAGCAATGTCGCTAACGTACTGCAAACAACAGTTGAAGCTTTGGTTGAGCAAGTTGATCACATAGCTGACAAGCTTGCTAATTACGATGGCGATAAAGTGTTCTTTAAGAACTCAAGCTTTGATAAGTTAAGGCAAGCTTTGGATGTGCTTCCCTCTATCAACTCGGATATATTGGGTAACGACCCTTATATAACTCAATCTCATCAAGCCTTGGTTGGAGCATTGGCTAAGATCAATGACGTATCTAGCCTAAGAGGTGATGGAGAGATTGAAGAGACTAAGAGACAAAACGTAGCTGAAGAGTTATCTCAAGCTATCGACCCTATTAAGAGTGGTCTCTTAGGTAAGATAGGAGGTGGCGATGACTAGAACATCTGAAGAGTTAATTGATAACTACTTGGAGCAAAAAGTTATCAAGGCTAGAGCAAGGCTGATGTCTAAGGATGTTGGCATTGCTTCTATGCTACTTAATCTAAAGTTAGTTAAGTCAAGTGATATTGATACGATGGCTACAGATGGAACTCAAATATTGTGGAACTCTGATTTCGTTTCTAAAATAAGCGATGAAGAGGTTGAAGCAGTATTGATACATGAAGCCTTGCACGTAGTCTTTGAACATCCCTTGAGGTTCGGTAACAGGAATCACAAACTTTGGAATGTTGCATGTGACTACGCTATCAATACCTACTTGTACTATAACTTGAGATATCCTCTGCCTGAGGGTGGTCTGTGGGATTATAAATATTATCAAAAGACTGCTGAAGAGATTTACAGGATTCTTGATAACGATGATGAAGCCTTACAGGAAGCGATTAATGAAGCTTCGGAAAGCCAATCATCTGATGATGATACAGGAGATAGTCAAGGTGATGGTTCTGATTCTCAAGAAGATGATGAGGACAAAACTGAGACAGGTAAATATTCTGATGGAGGAGATGGTGACGGAGAGCCTGTGGATAAGTACGCTGAGATTCCTAGTTTAGTCGGTGAGATCATCGAGCCAAAAGACGAGGAAGGTAACAAGCTAGACTCTCAACAGGTAGAAGCTATCGCTGACAATATTAGAAGCAAGTTGTTCTTGGCTGACAAGACTGCTTCTTTGAGTGGAACATCTTCACTTAGAGGTGCGGTTGAGAAAGTTAAAGGACAGACTAGCGATTGGCGAGAGGTTCTGAGGGATGTCTTGGATATGTCTATATCAAGAGATCAAACTTGGGCAAGACCAAACAGGAGACATTTCGCTAGAGGTGTTTATCTTCCTTCTAATGTGAAGCTTCCTACAGGTGGCGAGGTAGCCATAGCGATAGATACTAGCGGTTCTATATCTCAGCATGAGTTAAACATCTATGCGGTTGAGATAGAGGAGATAGTTAGGTCTCTCAATCTTGAAAAGGTTCGTGTCTGTTACTGTGATACAACTATCAACAGTAATGACCAAGGAGAGTTTTGGGATGTCTTTGATCTGTCAAGCGGAGAAGAGATTAATCTTGAAATGAGGGGCGGTGGCGGTACTGCCTTTGACCCTCCCTTCAATCTTTTCAATGATCATTCGGATGATGTGGATGATGTCTGTGCCTTCATCTACTTTACTGATGGATGGGGCAGAGTCTCACCTGATGTTGAGCCTAATGTTCCTGTAGTTTGGGCGATAACTGATGAGTATAGATCACATTCACAAGAAATGCCTTTTGGAGAGGTGGTTCACGTTGATGTGAGAGACTTCAGCTAATTAGAGAGCGATACAGGGCAAGTTAATTTCGGACATATACGAGGTTAACTTGCTCCCTGTTCGTTGCTCTACGCTCAAATATGGAGGTCGCTTTTGCAAAAACTAATCGGAAAATGTGTGTTTTCCCTGATGAAGGCTCAAAAGAGCCGAAATTAGTTTATTAACCAATGGAGGAATGTATGAAAGCATTTAATAAAATAAATAAACTTTATGTACAAGCAACAGGCGAGCAATTAGCAAGCAAGCTTGAGCATGGTTTCTACAGGCAAATTGATACTGTTTCAATGCCTATATCACCTATACTCAATTATGTTGATGATGAAGAGTGGTATAAGCAAGTAGCGGAATCAATAGAAAATCTTACTTTTGTTTATTATGAAAAGGAAAACGAGGGTTTTACTTACAGACTTAAACTCAATGAAGATAATACGTTTAGCCTGTCTCAAGTAGGACAGACTATTCATCTGAAAGGAGGTAAGAATGAGTAGAGAACTTTTAGAAGAGTCTGTTAAGTCTTTAATAGATATTAATAACAATATCTATACAAGGATTAGTTGGCTACCCAAGGAAGAAATATCTGAGGATGATTATGAGTTGATTAGATTATTCAATTCTAATATTGATCTGACTCAGAGATTGTTGGACTTTCTTTATCCTGAGAGACAAAAGGGTGACGTTAGAAAACTTTGCTTTAAGCAATCTAAACTAGAGGAGGTGTCTGATGTCTAAGATTAGTGATGAGCGTGCAGTTATTAAGTTAACTGCTACGATGCTTAACAAACATATCATTGATGCTAATGTTAGTGTTAGAGAGTTTGTTAAGACTCAAGATGTATTCTTTGACGATATGTTAAGTGGTTCTTGGCACAGTTTCCAAGCTGAGTTTAAGGATGGCACTAGAACAGTCGTAAAATGTTACAGGACTAAAAATGCTAGAGCAGATAGGAGGATATCTATTAAAGGTATCAAGGCTCAAGCAGAGATAGGTGATACTGTTACGTTCTCTTTGAAAGGTGACAGAGTAATCTTGGAGGTGTCTAAATAAATTAAAGGCGGTAGCTACTTAGGTAGCTACCGCCTTTTTTTTTGGTCTTAAATACTAGAAGTATCTACCTGATTCCCCTGCTAAAAATAAAATATTTACTGGTCTATGTTTTTATCTGGCTGACAGGCGATCTAAAAAAAAGTTACAAAAAAAACGGCTATTTTTAATTTTCGTTGACATATTAGAGTAGTGATTGGAAATTGTTTCAATCTTAATTGAATATAATTATGGATATAACAAAAGCAAATATAAATAAAGCAGACATGGGTGCGTTGATTACTATGTGGTTGATGTTGGAATTCTTTAAAGAACTAAATTGTGAAGAGGAATGGGGTGAGCCTTATCCTGTTGTAAAAAGCGAAGAGGACTTTTACTATCTTCTATTTGAATGGCAAAAGTTTCTACTGAAAAGGGGTGAACTTTTAACCATGTATGAAAAACAAGACTAAATTTAGTAATAGTATCTTCCAGTTTTCTCCTGCTGCAAATAGAAATATTTACTGGTCTATTATTTTATGTACTTTGTAATCCGATTACAAAACCTGAACTTACCAGTCCCGCAGAAGAAATATTTACTAGTCAGTAGTTTGTTCTGGGGGGGGATGTACTAATACTAACTTAGATTTTTTTGGTTGACTGCAAAGTGATAGCAATGTAACATTAGTGTTAATCATAGACCTCCTAAAGTTAATATGGTTGATAGCAAATAAAGGGGGGAGTAAGCGGTCAGTTTCTCCTCCCTTTTTTTATGCACTTTGCTATCAAAATGCTTTATACTTCTTATATGTTTGCAGTAATTAGACATACCTACGTTTTAGATGTTAAAGACAAATACAATTCTATAGGTGAGTGGAAGCACTATGTTTGGTTGTTTGCCGATGAGGTGGATGCTATGGCTTATGCAATCACTTTGCTTGACAATCCTCTCTTGACTGCAAATGAACATTCAAAAGCACAGGCTATCGAAACACTACAAGACTGTAAGTTTTATCAAGTGGGTAGAGATAGTGTTGCGGTGGCAGAAGTTTTAGAAACTCCTGAGATTATTTACGAGGATGATAATGAGCGAAGAGAAAACGATTTACATTAGATGCACAGAAGAAACTAGTCAGTTGTTAGATGTGATGAGGAAAAGAAAACTACCTCATCTTTCTAGGAACGCACAAGTTATTACTTTGATACATGGCGAAGCCGAGAAGCTAGGCATAAGTTTAGACGAAGTAGAAGAGCAAGAAACTAAAGATGCGATTGAGATATCTCAACAGTTTAAAGAATCTATGCGAGAGCCTGAGATTAAAGTGGGTTTGTCAAAGCTTGCTGAAACAAAGACACAGGTGTCTGAAGACCTATAAACCAAAAATCTTGTAAGGCACTACTACTCATAACCACGACTGCTATATCTTTTTCTGTGACTTTCTTTGGATTGTCGCACATGATTTTCCAAAACCTTTTTTCTACGTAGCTACCACAACGATTAGTCAAAGCCTTTTGTACATTAGACAGAACCGATGCTCGTGGAGGCACAGGTAAATATTGACTAGTAAATATTTTATCCAGCGATCCTGAACTGCTGGAAGAAAACGCTCCGCTTTTTGATATAACTCCAAGGTACTTATCGCAGACTGCGTGTTGTTGTTCGTTGATGTGATCATCCAAGAACAATTTGTCTATGATGTGTTGATCATAGACTATTGCTCTTGCGGTGTTTTGATTGACTCTAGTTAATCCTACTTTGTTATGCTTGTGCAAGTGAGGACTGCCAACGTCATTGACTTTAAAAGTTTTAGAATTCCCAATCGAAATCGTCTTCAAGTTTCTGAACCTCTTCGTATCTCCCACAAACAGGATTGAAGGAAAGTATAGCACTTCCAAGACTACCATTCCAACCGAACCTACATTTCCAACAATGTATCTCTACCCCTAACTCTCCCCTTGCAACTGTAACTCCTATGTCACACTTACTAAACCATGCCATACTTCCACTTATATCTACCCCTGACACTATGTTTTTCTTACCATCTTTACTGAAAGGTTTCATAGGGTGTGCCACGAATACAACCATGACATCGAATCTTTTTGCGAACTGTTGTACCTTAGTTAACATATCCGAGATCATATCTGTTTCTTTGCCTGTAGATTTGTCAACCTGTATAAAGTTGTATGGGTCTATCACTAGTACCCTAACTCCACTTCTCATCACAGAAGTAGAAGCTTTCTCTAGTATGGCATCTATTGTAGCTGGCTCACCTCCCATATAGTCTTGAAAGATTATGTGTTCCCTAATCCAAGACTCCGCTTCATCCTTTTCTGTCTGTGACATTCTCTGATTGTTACCCATAAAGAAAGGTCTGCCTGTAATGACTTGCGATAACTGTACTGCGTGGATTGAGGGGGGTTTCTCAAAAGAACAGAAGCAAGTTTTCCAACCATAGTTTTTACCTAGGTTTACGACTAATTGATCTATAAAAGCTGACTTTCCATCACCAGGGTATCCTGATACAACAAATAGATTGCCTGTGCTTGGAGTGAATAGTTTATCTATGCTATTGAATCCTGTTGAAACTCCTTTTGGTTTGCCCTGATCGTATAAGGTTTGAAACTCTTCTAAGTAATGATCTATTGTGTTTAATCCATGTAAAGGTATAGGCTCTGCTTCTAATACTTGCGTACGCAAAACCTCCTCTCCCTCTTTAAGTAGTAACTCGTTTGCATCTTTGCAACCTTTGTAATCCATGCGATAGCATCTTGCTATGTCTAATCTTCTAGACAACTCATGTGCCAAAGCTTCACCTGAATCATCTGTATCTACTGCTAGGATAATTCTATCCACATCAACAAACTTTTCTTTATCATTCCAAAGATACTTAAACTTGTTATCTTCACTTGGGTCTATCTTTCCTTTACTAATCTTTGAGGGTGCACCATTTGGTACTGAGTAACAAGTTATATTGAAGGTGTCTTTGAAGGCTTCTTTGATACTGAGTTGATCTATTTCTCCCTCTGTTATTACTACAGTCTTTTCAACGCTAGGCAATTCTTCATTGACTGTTTGTTTGCCCCACAGTTTATTCACATTACCTTCCCACCAAAAAATCTTGTCGCCATTTGCACTTCGATACTTCATGGCTTCAACCTCACCTTTCTCGTTTGTGTAGGTAAAACCTATGACTGGTTTATATTTCTTCTTCCCCAGTACAACTCCACAATCGCTTGCAGTTTGATAGCTAATACCTCTGCCCTCCAACCATGATTTTGATTCATCATTTTGCTTGGTATCAGGTTGTTCTATAACCACCTTCTCTTCTTTTTTTACTACTTCCATTTTGAAACTTCTCCCTTTTGATATAACTCCCTTATCCCCACAATGATGACAGTTATAAACTATTCTTTCTGAATCTATGTTGACTGAGAGCGATCTATCTCTCTTCTTTTTTCTTGAATTTTTGCACATTGGACAAATGATTTTATGTTGTCCGTGCGATAGCGAGTAGGTAGAATCTTCCACCTGTTTGTTGACATCCACTTTTGAACCTCCTAATATTGTTATACTACTATCTAGTAATTAACTAGCTAGTAACTTTCTAAACCTATAATAATCTAGTAAGTTTCTAGTACAGTAATTACTATACCCATCAGAATCTATCCAACATACGAGCCATTTCCTCTGCTAATTTCTTTTTTGGTAGCACAGGATAGTCTGCTAAATTTCTTATGGACTTTAGTGTGATATCTTTTTCTATGCCAAGCCTGACACAAAGATTACCAAACTCATCTGATACGAAAAAATCTACTGCTTCTCTGGTGAGTAAATCATTTTTGGAAGCCAAGTCTCGGATTGCCTGTTTCAAAATTGATTTGTCTATCTCCCTTTCATCAATAATTTCTTTCATGTCTGCACTATAATTCAAGCTAGATAAAAAAACAACTCCTCGCTTTAACATCATTATGAATTTTTTTTAACATCACTTGACCCTTTTTTTATATTATGTGTTATATTGTTTATGTGACTGATAACTTTAGGAGAAAAATATGGGCAAAGAAAAGCACGTAACCTTACAAGTGGGTGAAAAAATGTGGGATATGTTGGCAGAAATACATCAAGAGTATGGTGTCAATAAATCCTCACTTGTCAGAAATGTTTTAGAACATCACATCAAAGATAAAAACGATTTGTTAGTAGGGGCAACTACAGAAATGGAGTTGAAGATGGAGGAGCATCTTAGACTAGCGAAAGAGTTACAAATAGCTATCCAAGAAACTAAGGGAGAGATAGATCATGGTAAAAACATTTTAAATGTTTCACGTGAAACAATAGTTATCCCTGAGATTAAATCTTCAGCACACGCTACAGGATTAGACGAAGAAAGAAAAGAAATCACAATCAGAGAAAATGTACGTCTGACTCAAGACTTTGTTGATGCTCTTCCTTTTGCTACTGAAGAAGCTAACTATCC